TGATAATCTCTAGTTGTGTCATTTCTTTTTACCTTTAATTACAGGACCGGTTTCCATCGGCTTAGGTGCTTCAGTTTTTAATCCACCTACAAAACCAGTTGTTTGATGTAAAGGCTGTGGACCAAAACTCATTGGTCGTGGAGCCATGATATCGCGAGCTGTTGACTTCACAGGCTCTTTATATTGACTAAGTAAAATCATGTGCTTGGGAGGAGTTTCTTCGCCTTCATAAATTTCCCCTTCTTCCCAAACCTTGCTATTCCAAAAACATTTCGTGATGACTTTGTATTTCATGAGGCTCCTTTGAAAAGCCCCAGGAGTATTTCATCCTGGGGCCAATTTAAACTACGGAATTAAGCGGTCAACATCTGACACAATCTTAATATCCCAAGCGCCAGCAGTCAAAGGACCAGTAGCGATTGTTGCATAACCACGGACATAGCGTAAGCAATTTGCACGGGGTAAACGTACAGCGAATGTGTACCCAGCAACCAAGGTTGCTTTGCCGATTGCACCGCTTGATACCAAAACGGCATCTGTCGCGAAGCTTGTTGCAGCATCATGACGAAGGTCGAATGTTACGGTAGCTGCACCAGCTGCGGTACAAGCTGTCGTAATAATAACAATCATCCATGCGCCGACATAAGCTTCGGGTCCAGCACTAAGAGTATCAATGTAGCTTGTAGAAGCTCCAGATACTGTAATCGCTTGAGCATCGCTCAAGACTAACGTTGCGTCAATATACATAATTTACTCCTTCTTTAGTAATCCTTTCACGGTTGACCAGCTGGGTCACAGTCTGGTAAGCAGGTACTACGTGGTAATCGTTGCTTCAGTGTTTAAGATGCTATCAATACGACGACAAGGAATTCCCATGAATGTAAGAACACCTTGAGGACGTGGGATAGAGTTGTTCTTCAATTCACTTAATGATAAGTGAACGTTAGCCTTATCCAACATCTTAACACGTAACATGGAACGAACAGTTTCGTTCATGTAGAATACAGGTCTATAATCTCCGCCCATTGGAGGAATACGGTCCAATGCCTTGCTCATTAACTTGAACAAGTTAGCAGATGTATCTGTGCTGTTCGATGCAGTATTCAAATCGCTAACGTCGATGTTCGCAATACGAACAACATAACGCCAATCGCGAATACAAATACCACATTTCCATTGATACCAAGAAACTAATGCTTGCATATAAGCACCAGTGGTGTTTGGGTCAACAATGGATTGTTCACCTAAATCACGTTGTTGCAAACCACCTTGACTACCCTTTGGATAAATACCAAAGACTTTATCAGGTGACCAGCAAACTAAGTAGATTGAGGTGTTATCAGAACCAGTACCACCACCGTCAACAATGTTAGCGTAGGTAGTATTAGCGCTTTTTAATGACAAAACACGACTCGCTAAACCATTGAAACGTTCTGGGTTAACAGAAACGTCACCATAGATTAACGTGCTTGATAAAGTATCACCCATGGATTGGATAATACCTCTGTCTTCAGATAATCTGAAAGCAGCTGTGTTACCGTTTAACATGGCCACATCTTTATCAATGTGGTTACGAGCTTCCAAGATTGCACAGGTATCAACGATTTGACCAGCGGTCGTTTTTACAGGCACAACACCTTGGTTTAACAAGCGGAACGTTGGTGTAGGCTTGCTAGTACGGATTGTGGTTTGATGACCTGTAGGTAAGTTACCTTCTACCCATGGGATGTCATCTAATTCTTCGTTGTACTGTTGTAAGATGCCACCTTGAGGATTTAACCTGCGTGTGACATCTAAAATCGTTGGCCAGTAAGATGATAATGCTGGCATGTGAGACTCCTTTTAGTTATTGCTTCATACTTGGAAACAAGGCCCCTGCCTTTGCTTCTTCCGTATCTAGTTGTTTACCTTTTAGATTTGAATCAGGGAAACTATCCGTCGCGATTGCTTTCCCTGCTGCGATGAAGGCCTTCACCACTGCGATGTGGTTGCCGAGACCCGTTTCATTAAGAACCTGACGTAACTCAGGTCCTCCGAACTTATCAATGAACTTGCCTGCATGACCAATTTCTTTTGCATGGTCATTGCCAAGCTCCTTGATAGTTTCTGCTTTCCACTCACCAACCATCTTCCCAAACTCAGCGACAGCAGTTGTCTTCTGAGTTTCAACAAGTTGATTGATGTACGGCGCATACGTGTCGGCTAACTTTTGCGCTCCCTCCTGAGAGATGTTAAGTTCTTTGAACACGGGTGTTAACACATCTAACATCTTTGCGTCAACAGTCATGCCTTCTGGAACTTTGATTTCATACTTCTCAGGTACTACAACTGGTGCTTTTTCTTCTTTGGCTTCTTCTTTCCCCAAGAGGGTTGCATCCTCTTTAGGTGAAGCTTCTGCCACTGGTTTGGCTGCCTCGGCTCCAGTCTCAACAGGAGCTGATTCGTCCTGGGCTACTGGTGCGGCTGCATCCGTTAAAATTTCTTCTGCCATTTTTTACTCCTCTTCATTGTTTGATTTGTGTTCACGCTGTAACTGCGCGAACGTTGTTGGACTCGCTTCTAGTAGGTCATCTAGAAAGATAATGCCTATTTCCCTATGCCCTTCGTTGACTAGCAACTGATTTACGTCCCCAGTCCAGGATGAGTGGAAAACACCGCATTTTGACAAGACTCTCCAGTAGAAGCGTCGGCCTTCTGGAATACTTAATATTTTTCTTATGTCTCCTAATTCCTTCTCGCGGCGTCTTCTGTTCTTTGCTTCTAATTTCTTTTGCGCCGCGTTATCTATCAATCCATCTTCCATTATCGCTTACCCTTCATTTGGCTTACCAGTTGCTCTAACGCGCTCGAACCGTCTTGGTTTTTGGCGTCTGCGAGGTTCTTGGCCGCCCCCGTCCCTTTTTGAGCGGTATCTGCGGCAACATTGGCTGCTTGCATTTGCTGGGCTTGCTGCATTTGTTCTTGTCTTTGCTCTTGCAAGGACTGAACAGCTGCTTTATTACGGATAAGCTTTGCTGGAATGCCTTCGAGATTTGCAATTTCACGAACTGTCTCCCCTATATCCACAACATCCAAGGCTTCGGGATATGCTTGGCCTACAGATGTTACGAATCCTATCACTCTGTTGATTTGCTCAACACCTAAGGCTTCTTGTGCTTGAGCTAAGATGGACACATACTTAACTCGAATGTCCATACCTGCGATTGATTCTGGAGGCGGTGGCAGCAAGTTGTTATCAAGCATGATGCCATACACCAGTTCCATCGTTGGGTCCAGCAGTTCTTCCTGTAACTTATACAGAACTGGTCCCATCATCATAATCTTTTCTTGCTGACGTTCTGCAACTTCAGTCGCTGTCATTGCATTATTGTCAACGTTCAATAACATCATGAACAAGTTCACGAAGAAGTCTTTATCAATCGATTGTCTAAGCGAATTGATAAGCTCGATGAAGCTATTTAAATCAGGGTTAATCTGATAGGCGGGTCTTACTCCGCCGTTAGGATTGCTCCCGGTAACCTTCGTTACCCCACCTGGCAATACGTTCGAATGCCCTTCAACTGAAGCGTCTTGAATCATTGGAGGGTTATGAATTTTCTCTTGAGCTATAAGCTTATCCAGCACAGTACGTTGCAACTGTTTAACGTTTCCAAGAGCGTACCAGCCTGGTCCGAACCCATAGATTTGGTCAGTGGTTGCTGTTTCCCAGCGGGTTGCAATGACCGGGAAGCGGTCGAAGCCGCGCTGAGCAAGCATTCCGTTGGTTGGAGGAACTCCCGCAGAACCATATTCCCAGTATGCTGAGCGATACTTCTTATTCTCAAATGTTTCTTGACCCATGATGCGAGTCTGATTCTCTTCTATTAAATGTGCAATCTTGACCCATGTATCAGGCTGGTTATTAGCTAACAACATCTTAACCTGAGCTGAACATTGTTCTAGCCCAAATTCTTTAGCCATTGCTCCAGCTGTCATCCAGAAATAACGTGCATAACCATTGATACGACCCCTGGCATCAACAGACAAATAATACTCACCAGCAGTGAAACTACGACAACGAATAACGCTATCAAAATCTTCAAGAATAATAAAACATGATGTTCCGAATTGTCCGAGTTCTTCATATGCGTTGTAAAATGCTGAATATATGTTCGATTGGTTGAAGACCTGGACCATACGCTTCTGAACTTCATCAAGCCATGGTCTAACGGCCGGGTCCTGGTCAAGCGTGACGTCATCGATGGTTAATCTAAACCATGGTCGCGATGGACTTGTCATGCCGCTTAAAAGGCCTGACGCGAGAGTCTTGTTAGCCTGGGTCGCGTAGTTATCCAGGAGCACCTTATGGTCAATCATGAATCCACGGTTGGGTCTTGTATCAAACCATCCGCGCTTCTGATTGATGTAGGTCGACAAGTCTGACCACGATGACATCCAGCCTTGGTAGGCTTCGGCTTTCATCGCGCTCCAGCGCTTGTTAAACTCAATCTTTATCTGATATTCTTTTGGGTCCATCGTTAGCTCCCAAGCTTTTGTTTA